ATAATAACCCATATAATATAATCAATAAATCTACTGTACAAATCTGATAGATAGGTGTATAATAGACACATCTTAATTATTCATAAGATATTCAATGAATACACACATCAAAACGGCTGGTTCAGCCGAGTAAATTCCAAAAAAAATTTAAAAAATAAAAAAGAGTTAGGAGTTAGAAATGCAGGGAGCAGAGTATCAGGCTTTGGCTATGCGTACTAACGATAAAAAGTCTACAGATAGGCTTCTGAACAAGATTAATGATTTAAAGCTTGGCAATCATTGTGGAGATACGCCAGAGATTGAATTGGGCGGTGTTCTTAATGCTGCATTAGGTTTATCCGGTGAAGTTGGAGAGTTTAACGACATAATTAAAAAATGGATTTTCCACGAGAAACAGCTTGATATTGACCACGCAAAGAAAGAAGCTGGCGATATTTGTTGGTATCTTGCAATGCTTTGTGAATCCTTCGGTTGGAACCTTGATGAAATCATGCAGATTAACATTGATAAGCTGAAAGCAAGATATCCAGAGGGATTTGACACTTACAGAGCTAATCATAGACAGGCAGGTGATATTTAATGAATAACATTCAAATTAGTGGATATTGCGTTGATTGCATAAACCAATTTGCATTATTCAGTGCAGAACCGTGTAAGAGTTGTATTAATCGCGGCGGCAAGAAAGATAACTTTGCTCCGCTCAAAGATTTTGATTTTGCACCTAGTGTTAATGAAAAACCGGTAAATGACAATGTTAATCATCCTAGCCATTATGAGACTGGCAGCTTTGAATGTATAGATGTCATGTTGGAAACACAGGGCAAGGAAGCCGTTAAGAACTTTTGCTTATGCAATGCTTTTAAGTACATTTACAGACATAATAACAAGAATGGCTTAGAAGATATTCAAAAAGCTAAGTGGTACATTGACAAATACATAGAATTGTCAGAATAGCCGTATCAATGCCTCATAGCCAAGCGGTAAGGCACCGGACTTTGATTCCGTTAGCGTGGGTCCGAATCCCACTGAGGTAGTTTGTCTTACTTTTATCGTAGACTACCATCAAACTGTTTTGCATTTTACAGGGTAGTCCTCCTTCATATGCTCTCTTGGATTTGTTTCAGTTAAGGGTGGTGCAAGACCACTCGGAGAGTTTTACCTCGCACAGAGGTGTGAAAATCAACTTGTCAAGGTTCTTCTCAATATTCCCCCAAAATATTATTGCATTTCCCTTGATAGCCGTTACAGGCGGCATTTGCCGATATGGGATAAAGGTATTCCAGTAGCTTGCTAAGCTATCCAACAGAAATGTTGTTCGTGTTCGATTCACGATGTCGGCGCTAACTTACGACAGAGGTGAACCTTGCCGTAAGCGGTAGAAAGTCCGCATGAAATTGCACAAAGTAGTGGCAAAAGCAATTTCAAATACAGTAGTTCCACTACACTACTGTATTTGCCTTGTGTCCGGTTGGTCGAGGGCACTGTCTTGAAAACAGTCTGGATGTAAAAGTCTCTGGGGTTCAAATCCCTAACACGGCGGTTCGCCGAAATGTGGCGTTGATGTGTGGCGGAATGGGTAAACGCAAACAAAGAAGTTGATTGATAGCATGTTTGCCAAGTAATAGGCAGGAAAACATCTGTAATTGGCAACAAACAGCTTTCAGAAATTAATCATGTGTGGTTCAAATCCACACCGCATCAAGTGGTTGGGTCATTCCCGAATAAGCAGGCGTTGCAGTAGTCCCTGCTGAAATAATTAAAATGTTTGCGTTGGTTGATTTGCGAACAGGACGGCAAATAGCGTAATGAAGTGCCATAAATACTTTCCAACACAAGAAACTGTACAACGGATAGTAGTTCAGTTGGGAGTAACGCTTGATTCATTCAAGTAGTCACAGGTTCGAGTCCTGTCTATCCGATTACAACAAACTAGCTTGACGAAGCGAAAAGCACTTCCGCTGTGCCTGTTTGTTGTTTTTATCAATTAAGCGGAGTATGTATCACAGGCATACATAAATAATATCAAGCGGAGGTATTTAATATGGCAGACATTAAAAATGACAACTACATAGCAATTCAAGGGTTTATGGTAAAAGAATTAGGACTTACAGGAAACGAACTAATTGCTTATGCTTTGGTATATGGCTTTTCACAAGATGGTGAAAGCAAATTTAAAGGAAGCTTAAATTATGTTGCAGAATGGCTTAATTGTTCAAAAACAACAGCATTTAATCTTCTTAACAAGCTGGCAGATGATGGCTTTATCAAAAAGACAGAGAAACTTATTAATGGAGTAAAATTTTGTAATTATAGTGCAATTAAACTTAATGATGAAGAATTAAAAGAAATAAAAGCAAAAAAACAAGACCGAAAAGAAAAAGAAAAACTTGAACGGAGTTTAAAAAAATTGAATACCCATTCAAAAAATTTAAAAAGCCGTTCAAAAAATTTGAACGAGGGTGTTCAAAAAGTTGTAACTAATAAAAATAATATAAATATAAAAGATAATATAAATGACAATATAGATAAGGACAATACATCAATTAACATTGATGGAGAGGTACATACATCGTTTTCAGAGAAACCGATGGCAAGAGCTGTCACAAGGGATGAAATGTTACTCAAAGAAAAAGATATGGTTAATAGGTTCAATAATATCTGTGACAACGACATAGATAATTCAGCTATATGTGATTGTGTTAAAGACGGATTTAAGATGTATATGCAGTTATATGAAATCTATTTCCACAAAGTACACCCAATACTTACAGATAAGACATTAAAGAATGTATGTTTTGTTTTATCAACTATCACAGATACAGAACACGGACATTTCAATTCTGATGATATATACGAAACAGATGATAAGGGCATTACAGTTTTACAGAGAATGATTAACGACCATTTCATCAGAGAGCATAGAGAAAGCACTAACTACTCAATAACACATTTTGCCAATGCTGAATATCTTGGCAAACTGGCAAATAGATTTATAGAAATGTAAAGGAGTGATTATTATGGCGGCAGGCGTACATCCACTAAACAAAGATAAGTTTTATGAAGCAATTAACCTGTACATATCGGGACAGGCTTCACAAGTAAAAGCGGCAAAAGTAGCAGGCTGTAGCGTACCGACATTTAAGAAATACGCTAACAAGATTTATGGCGGCGAAGAATTACCGGATAATTTGTGGGGGAAGAAGTGATATGTGTAAGTTTTGTGAAAACATTTATACATCAGATTATAAAAACCCCGATTACAAAGATTATATATACAAGAGAGAAGATGACGTATTTATTCACTTTACAACAGGTGATAGTTTTATGGATTTTGATTATAAAATTAATTATTGCCCTATCTGCGGTAGAAAGTTGGTGGAATGATGGCAGAACCTTTAAGTAAATTAGCAGAAAAATGTAAAAGTTGCCCTAAATCTGAAAAATGCGACCATAAAAGAATGGAGTTATGCGCTTTAGCAGATTTGCCACCACAAAATCTTGCAAGCACTACACAAGGCATTTTGATAGACAATATGTCGCCTATATTGAGGGAAGAAATAAAAAGCCCTTTAAGTCCATTTAGGTACAAAGACGAATTAGAAAAAGCACTAAATGATTTGCATTTTGGAAATATGTTTATGTATGGTGCTTAGAAAGTTGGTGGAATATGATTACGCAGAAAGATGTTCATAACAATATAGTTGTAAATGCAAGCGATTGGCAGAAAAGCTATTTGTCGTTTCAATGTGGTGGAAATGTTGAAAAGATAAAGGAAGTTGAACAGACAATGGCTAATATGATTAACGGCATTAGCAAGGCACTTAAAAATAGTGGAACAGATTATTTGAATAAACTTGATTTGTAAGCGAGGGATTTTATGAAACACAAAAAAGAATGGCACACTTGCGACAGGTGCGGAAAAGAGATAAAAGTAGGGCTGTTGTGTATGAACTCAATTACAAGGAGTGGCATATTAAATATGACTTACGATTTATGTAATGAATGTATGGAAGATTTTGAGAGGTTTATGAGGAATGAGTAATGCTTTTACGATTATGTTTTTAATTGTGATTATAGTAACTGTGGCACTTATGATATCTATATGCATTGCAGGAACAGTGTTTTTGCTTGAAGAAACAGGGATGCTTGATGTATTCAGAGAGATTATCAAAAAGGATAGGAAGTGATTTTATGAAAATATCAGAGATGAATAACTGCATTGAGAAAATGCGTGAGTGTTACAAGTTTGATGATAATAAAACAGAAGTAAGACTTGGAGATATGATAAGCGGAAGTAACAGATATGTAACTGTCGGCACAAGGGACGAAAACGGAACACAGATTGAAATGACAATGTGTGCGGATGAATTAAACAAGGAGTGAGATTATGTTAATAGTTGCATTGCAAGACGATATAGATAACTTATATGCCATATGGAATACAGCTACAGACCGATTTTTGGGAGTTAATCTTGGAAAATATGAAGCTGTCGGAATTATTATGGATTACAAGGGAGATTACACTTTTGAAAAGGCATTAGACAGAGTAGAACACCCACAGTCATTCAAAGATATTGCCAAGCATTTATGTGGAGAGCTTAATCGTGACGATACCGAAGTTAAAAATGCAATCCAATATTTAAAGTACATATCATGGAAAATAGGTACTGTTAGTGCTGAATGTCTTTCGGAGAAGACCGGACAAAAAATGAGGGAGTACATAAATGTACTTGAAAGCAGAATTGATGAATTAGAGTGATAATTGCAGAAAGGAATAGAAGTTATGAAAAAAATTATTTGTAAGTGTGCCGATGAAAGGCAGAACAGAGGAAGAAATCAAAGCAAGTATTCAGAAGATGAAAAAGATTGCTGAAATATACGAGGGCGAAGAGCTAGAGCTTATCGACAGCTACATTGAGGACGACCCACCTAAAGACAGCAAAGAGGCTGTATGGTATTTAGGCGAAAGCCTTAAGAAGTTGGCACAGGCTGATGTGTTTATTGGAATATGTGAAAGCTATGATTGGAATGGCTGCCATATTGAAAGACAGACTGCGGAAATATATGGCATTAAAGCATATATGATTCCAGTAAGGTATGTAATTGATGATTATAATGCACTTATAAACAAATTGCATCCGGTTTGCAATGAAGCAATGCCAGCATTTTAACAAAATATTACCGGCTAACAAATAGAGTTAGTCGCTACCCTAAAACAGTTATAGGCAGAGGTCTATAAGCACCTTTGCTGAAAAGTGGAGGTGCTTTTCTTATGGCTAGTCAAAGCCTTATTTCTACAATCAATGGATATGAAAATTATATAGAGAAAAATGGAATAGATGAACAGGTAATTAATGCCTATGTAGACGCTTGCAGTGTAGCCATAAACGGCGAGAAAGATATTGAGTATGGACTGCAACTCACTAAGAGGGCAAAAGAGCTTATAGAAAGCTTCTGCACGGCTAAAACAGGTGGAACGATATGGGATTTAGAGAAGTATGCGTTTGCAAACAAAACGGAATATGAGCTGATTAATTGGTTTTATGATATTTTACTAATCGAAGCGCAGCACAAAGTTGTTGATAGCGGATTTAGGTATCTTGAAAAGAAAAGAGAGCCTAAAGAACGATTTTATATGCCGCGTCGCAAACAATTCTTGAAAATGGGGTTAATAGAAGCCTTGCAGGGCATGATTGATGATAAATACGATATATTGTGTGTGTCATTAATACCTGGAGCAGGCAAAACAACTATCGAAAAAATGTTTAACGCTTTAGTAGCTGGCTGGTTTCCTAATGATTTTTGCCTTTTTTACTCCCATTCCGGCGACATTACACGAATGTATTATGATGGTGTATACGATATTGTTACAAATGCTGATGAATATGCATGGAACGAAATCTTTCCCAATCTTACAGTTACAAGCACTAACGCAAAGTTAGAGCAGTTTAACATAGGCAAGTATAAACCGTTTCCAAGCGTACAATGCACATCTGTCGGTAGTAAAAATGCCGGTAAAGTTCGTGCAAGTAAATTTTTGCTTGTAGATGATATGATAGGTGGCATTGAAGAAGCACTTAATCCTATGGTACTTGATAAGCTGTGGGATAAATATGCGGTAGACGCTAGACAAAGAAAAATCCAAGATACAGACGGACATAATTGCAAAGAGATACATATTGCTACACGTTGGAGCGTACATGATGTTATCGGAAGAATACAGAATATGTACGCAGGAAACAAAAGGGTTAAGACTATTGCTATACCGGATGTTGATCCAGCAACAGGCGAGAGTAATTTTGATTATGAGTATAGCGGATTTACAAAAGAGTTTTTTGCTGACCAACAGCTTTTAATGGATGAAATCTCTTACAGGTGTTTATATAAACAGGAGCCTATTGAGCGTGAGGGTCTATTGTTTCCAGATGATAAAATCCGCAGATACCTTAATCTGCCACACGGAGAACCGGAGATTATTACAGCTCAATGCGATACAAAAGGTAAAGGCACGGATTATTTTGTATTGCCAGTATTACAGAAACATGGAGAAGATTATTACTGCATTGATTGTGTATGCGATAACACAGCGGATTACGAAGAACAATACAGAAATGCCGCAGGAGTTCTTGTGAATAATAAAGTACAAGAATGCGAATTTGAGCGTAACGCCGGCGGCGATAGAGTGGCTATGGAAGTTAATAAGAGAGTTGAAAGTGTCGGCTGGATATGCAACATCACTGATACACCAACTGAAACGAATAAGGAAGCAAGAATATTTCAATGTTCTAACTGGATATTACAACATATTATCTTTAAAGACGCATCGCTTTATAAGCCTAATGAGCCATACGGAGTGATGATGTCACTATTAAAACAGTATTCGGTATCAGGCAAGAAACAATTAGATGATGTTCCAGATGTTTTCTCAAACTTTGCATTAAGAATGACAAAAGGAAATAGGATAAAGCAGACAGTAATAATATCAAGTCCGATATAAGAGGAGGGTTTATATGACAACTAAGGACTATCTTAACCAGATAAGCTATTACAACAAGATAATTGATAATAAGTTGATAGAAATAACACAGTATAAAGAATTATCATACAGCATTTCAGCGGTTGTTAATGAAGAAAGAGTTATGTCATCATCAGATCCAGACAAAACAGGCTGCGGATATGTCAGACTTGAACAAATGGAAGAAAGCCTTGATAAGCTTATAGATAAATACATTGATGTAAAAAACAAAATAATAGAGCAGATAGAGCAGATAAACAATGAAGACTATTATACAGTATTGTTTCTAAGATATGTCAGAAAGTTTACATTTGAAAAAATTGCAAATGAAACAGGTTGGTGTTGGAGACAAGTACACAGAATACATGCTAAAGCATTGCAAGCCTTTGAAGTTAAATATGGGAATGAATATTTCTAAAAGATGTCATAGAATGTCATATTACCGACGTGGTATAGTATACCTGTAAGAAATTACAGAGCTGTTTTTCATCAAATATTACAATCCTTTATCGAGAAGCACCGTTACTTAATTGTAGCGGTGTTTTTTGTTATGCAATGAGGTAGAAATATGAATTTTTATATGAATAAAGACAAATCAATTATGTGTCCAAACTGCCACAAGTTTTTGACTAAGGCAGACAGTAAAGACCCAAGAACACATAAATTAGCGTGCAAGCATTGCCACAAATGGATATGGTATGTGCCTAACGATGATGATGATTTTCAGATTAAGGAAATACCACAAAGCAGAAGTTCAAGCGGTATGACATTTTATTAGAGGTATAGACAATGCAGACAGGAAGAATTGCTATTTATACAGGCGCAAAAGAAATAACACCTGACAATATAATACCAATTTTGCGTGAAGCAATTTTGGAACATGATATTAATTCCAACAGAATACAGTTTCTTCTTGATTATGACGCAGGAATACAGCCAATAGTTAGGAAGAATCCAAAGACTTACAGGCCAGACATTGACTGTGAGTGCTGTGATAATGTGGCTAACGAGGTCACAGAGTTTAATTTAGGTTTTAAGTGGGGAAATCCTATAACACTAGTTCAAAATGGCGATAATGAGGATTCTAACCTTACAAAAGCTATAGCAGAATTAAACAGTTGCTACGAATCGCAGAACGCAAGGCAGAAACAACAGGAACTTGCAAGATATGTTGAAATCGGTGGTGTTGGATATACCCTTATTGATGTGAATACAGAATATGAAGATGGGGAAAGTTATTTCACATATGATGTATTAGACCCAAGAACAACATTTGTTGTAAGGTCAACAGCTTATAGCGATAAGAGGGTTATTCTTGCAGGCACTTATATCAAAGACAAACATAGCGGTGCAAGATATTACACCTGTTTTACAAAAGATATTCGATATGAAGTTACGGATGGGGTAAAAATTACTAACGGACCAGAAAAAGGAAAAACAAAATGGGGATTTTTAGAGAGAAGTGGAGAAGAAAATCCGCTGCATAAAATTCCTATCATTGAATACACAAGGTCATTCGACAGAATGGGGTGTTTTGAACGGCAAATATCTGAAATGGATAACTTAAACCTACTCATTTCAGATTTTACAAATGATGTCGAACAGAATACACAGGCAGTATGGCATACAAATGATGTTGATTTCCCAGTTGAACAGGAAACAACAGTTGATAAAGATGGAACGCAACGCATTACTGAAAAAGTAAGGAAACCAAAATCTGGAGAATGGATGCAGACCTACACATCAGCAGATGGCAAAACTCCAATAGTTGAGCCGCTTGCAATTAATTACGATTACACAGGTATGCTTAACAATATCCAATCAAGGCGACAGATAATCTTGCAGAAATGTAATGTGCCACAACGAAATGATAATAGCGGCGGCAGCACAGGAGTTGCAATGTCAGATGCAACAGGCTGGTCACAGGCTGAAACAGCGGCGGCAAAACAGCAATTAATTACTGATGGCTGCAAAATGGAAGAAATAAAAGTTGTTCTTGCGGCTATTAAGCTGTCAAACAATGTTAATAGCAGCAACCCATTACTTAAATTAAGGGCAAGAGATGTAAAGCCTAACATTAAGCGGCAAAAAACTTATGAAATGTCAACTAAGGTTAATGCTATGGCGACATTGATAAGTCACGGATTTAGCCTTAAAGATGCAGTTGATGCAATCCCATTCTTTGATGACCCTAACGATGTTGTAGCGAGAAGCGGAGAAATGGTTAAGGCATATCAAGACAGTATAATCAACAAAGATACACAGAACCAAGCAGAGGGTGGAGATGGTGAACAACCACCTAACAAAGACCGCACAATGCAAGACTTATCAGACCAGACAGAAAATAGTCCAGTTATAGATAAGAGCAAAACAGATAAATAAATTGATATTGAGCCACAAGGTAGAAATGCCTTGTGGCTTTTTATATGCCCTAGAGAAAGGGCAATACAAATATCGCAAGAAGTTGAGAGAACAACAAAAAACGCAGAAAGCAGAGGTAAAGAAATTATGGCAGATGTAACTAACACAACAACAGAACCAACAACTAACAATGAGCCACAGAACGAAGAACAGACACCTAGCGTAGAAGAACTTATGGCGCAGCTTGCTAGTGAAAGAGCTGAAAAAGAGAAGTATAAGAATGCTTCTGATAAAGCCAGTTCAGAAGCAGCTAAGTACAAGAAAGAACTTCGCTCGAAGCAGACAGCAGAAGAACAGGAAGCGGAAGCAAAGGCGGAAGCTGAAAAGTTGCAGGCCGAAAAGTTCGAGAACATGAGTAAAGAGCTTAATCATATGAAAGCTGTCAATGCTTATCAGAAAGTTATAGGCGATGGAAAGGATATTGATTCTTTGATTGAGGCAGTTGCAGACGCAGACCATAGCCTTATAGCAACTGTAATTGCTAATGAAGTGCAAAGACAGGTTAAAGAAGCTAAGGCAGAGTGGCTTAAATCAAGACCGGCTATTAATGCAGGCGGTGGAGAAGAAAGCACGATAACACAGGAACAGTTCAACAAGATGAATTACCACGAAAGAGTGGAGTTCAAAAATAAGAATCCAGAGCTTTATAAGAAGTTCACAGAGTAGAAAACGGAGGTAAATAAACTATGCCACAGACTAAGTTAGCAAATTTAGTAGACCCACAGGTAATGGCTGATATGGTATCAGCTAAGTTGCCAAAGAAGATTAAGTTCTCACCTATCGCAAGAGTTGATACAACACTTGTAGGCAGACCGGGAAGCACAATTATTGTGCCAAAGTTTGCTTATATTGGCGATGCAGAAGATGTAGCAGAAGGTGTTGCTATGGGTACAACAGTACTTACAACATCTACAACAGAAGCAAAGGTTAAGAAAGCAGGTAAGGCAGTAGAGCTTACAGATGAATCAGTATTATCTGGTTATGGTGACCCACTTGGTACAGCTATCAATCAGATTGCTATGTCAATCGCTGCAAAGGTTGATAACGACAGCTATGACGCACTTTGCACAGCACCTATTGATTACGATGGAACAGCAGCACCTATCAGCTATTCAGCAGTTGTAGCAGCTAATAGCAAGTTTGATGATGAATCTGATTCATCACTTACAAAGATATTATTCATCAATCCAGCACAGGAAGCTACATTGCTTAATGACGCTGATTTCAAGAGCAATGACAAGTACCCACTTAACGTAATTATGAATGGAACTATCGGTTCTATCGCGGGAGCACAGGTTGTTAAGTCTAAGAAAGTTAAGCTGGTTAAGTATGAGCTTGATGATTCGGCAGGAACAATCAATGTTGTAGCTGATACAACAAGCGAGGATACAACTAATGTTCACCTTGACACAGCACTTGCACATACGCTCAAGCCAAAGGGTAAGGAAATCAAGGTAGGTAGCAAGTTAAAGACTGTTACAACAGAGTTCTACGCTTGCCCTATTGTTATTGTATCAGCAGAAGACCCTAACGAGGACACAGGTGCAGATGGCGTATCAGAGGAAGAGAACGCACTTACAATCTATATGAAGAGAAGCGTTGAGATTGAATCAGACAGAGATATTCTTGCAAAGACAACTGTTATCTCTGGCGATGAACACTATACGGCAGTCTTAAGCAACGATTCAAAGGTTGTTCTTGCTAAGTTCGGAAAGTAAGAGGTGTTTATATGTTATTAAGACGACATAAAATCAACGCCGCAAAGCAGAGCGAAGAAGTAACAGCAGATAATGTAAGACAGGAAGCTGTTTATGGAGATGAGCTTAAGTATGAGGAAGAGCAGGACAAATTCCCTGTTCAACCTACAAGCGATTACACAAAGACAGCTATTAAGCGTATGCCAACAGCGGACTTACAGACACTCGCCTTAGAACAAGGCATTGAGAATGCAATGGAGCTTACAGGAGCAGAACTTAAAGAACTGTTAATTGAAAAATTAGGATTATAGGAGCTGAATTATGGAATACACCGCATTGGAGCAAGTTAAAATCAGACTTAAACAATTTCATATTGATACAGTCACAAATGATGATGAAACAACATCTGATGTGGTAGTGTTCGATAACAAAGAAGATAATCCGATAATCGAACAGCTTATTAAACAGGCTGCAGAAGATGTAAAGGCAAGAAGAAATTACCCCGACAGCTACACAAATGAAATGATAACCGAGGACTTGAAGAAATTTGAGAGTGTTATTGTTAATCTGGCTGTGTATGACCATTCACAAGCTGGTGAGAACTACATGGCGAGTATGAATGAGGGCGGTGTCAACAGAACTTGGAGAGATAGAGACAGCTTATTTGTTGGGGTATTTCCTTTTGCTAAGGTTTTATAGAAGATTGTGCGTTACCAATACGGTAGCAGGCGGCACACATTAAGGGTGGTGGGCGGTGTGCCATTATTAATTATGAAAGGCGGTATATCAATGCCAATAGCAGTAATTATAAGCATTATTTCAGTTGCTTTTTCCGTCTTTTTCGGACTGTTTACGTTGGGATTTAATCTTAAGAACAACAAAAAGTCTGACAATGCAGAACTTACAGAGCGTGTAAAGGAAAATACACGCATAAATATGAAACTTGACACAATATCAGGCAACACAACAGAGATAAAGAATGAAGTTATAGAAATGAGAAAAGAGCTTAATTCTCATGATAACAGGATTATTAAAGTTGAGGAAAGTGTAAAGTCGGCACACCACCGAATAGACGGATTGGAAGCACGACTTAATGAAGATAAGGAGGTATAGCAGAATGGATATTATGCAAACATTGATTGCAAATATGACAATCATATTAGCGATTGTCGGGGCATTAGCCTTTATGGTATCTGTAATTACACAGGTAATCAAGGGTATTGGGGTATTCAATAAGGTACCTACAGATATTGTGGTATTTGTCCTGTCAATCGGTATTACTGTAGCGGCATTTGTTGCCTATATGCAGTATATTCAGATGACAATACTGTGGTATATGATTCTTGCGGCAATTATGGCAGGTTTTGTTGTAGCGTTCGTTTCGATGTATGGATGGGAGAAGTTATCCGAATTATGGAAGCGATTTGGCAAGGATGTGAAGTAATATGCTTGACATCAATAAGCAGGCTATGAAGTATTCACTTCAAGGGCAGACAGTAACTATCTATGAAAGAGATGATGATGGCAATATTCTTTATGAGGGATATACCGACACGGAGGGTAACTTCATTCCTTATCTTGATGATGAGGGGAATAAGATACCTAAAGTCCTTGAAGAGAAAACGGGTTTTTCAGAGCCAGTGGATTTTAAAGCAAACATAGCTTTCAGCGGTGGAGAAGCACAGAGCAAGGAATACGGCTTTGATACCGCTGATTTTGATGCTATTTTGCTGACAGATAGGAATACATTACCTATTCAAAAAGGCGACCTTATATGGCTTGATAGCAAGCCTACATACACATCTGACAGTCTTATTGATGAAACATCAGCAGATTTCACAATTGTAGGCATTAAGCCAGCATTATATTCAACTAAGTATATGCTTAAAGCAGTTGTAAAGTAGGTGGTAAATACGAAGTATCAGAGAAATAAACAGCTAGTTGGTTCTATCTTTAAAGGAAAGGCAATCCCATCTACGCAAGAGCCAATAAATGAAAGCATAAGACAAGCTATTTTGCAAGCAGTTAAGGAGTGTGTTTATGGCAAGACATACAATTAATATATCCTTGTCTGAAAAGTCTGTAAATGAAGCTATCAGACAGCTACAACAGTATAAGCAGAGTTTGCAGTATAAATGCGAATTGCTTGTTGAACGACTAGCAGAATTAGGCGACAAAGCGGCAATTATGAGTGTTAATGAAAGTCCATTAGGTAGAACAGTAACATTGAGAGTTGACAGAAAGCCTATTCAAGATGGCTATCAAGCTATTTTAATTGCTACCGGTAAAACTGTTGAAGTAGAAGATAGAGAGCCATTTTACACGCTATTAGCGATTGAATTTGGTGCTGGTATTTATTACAACGGCGGCAACGAGAACCCAAAGGCTAATGATTTCGGCTTGGGTGTAGGAACATACCCAGGGCAGATCCACGCATTTGAAGATGGCTGGTACTACTTAGGTAATGATAATCAATGGCACTACACGCACGGCGTTAAAGCTACAATGCCTATGTATAACGCCACAATGGAGATTATTAATCAGTATAAGCAGATAGCAAGAGAGGTGTTTAGTTAATGGCAAATGCAAACGATTGGGCGATAGACCTTGAGAATACAGTCACAGCACTTGTCAAGGCTAAAACCCTAACACAGCTTAAAAAGACATATCCAAAGATAGCCATAACAAATGAGGGGGAAAACAGCGGTCAAGCAATATTCCCAACAGTATACATTCATTTACTGCCAGCGATTGAACAAGGACAAACACTTGATGGACAGACAATTAATGCATTGTTAGCAACATTTCAAGTAGATGTTACCACTAACACAAGTAAGTCTGACTGTCGTAAGGTTATGGCAGTAATTGCAGATACATTTAAGGCAATGAGATTTCAAGGCAATGCAATGCCAGAATTTTCAATCAGTAACAAAGTACATAAGAGTACCGCTAGATTTAGACGAATGATAGCGGCAAATGACAGATTATTGTAACAAAGAGCAGAAATGCTCTTATTTTTTTGCAAATTTTTAGGAGGTAGATTAAATGGCAGATGCAGTAGCAGGATTAAGTACACTGGGCGTTACTTTCTCTTATGGAGTTGAAACAACAGCAGGTACAAAGCCAACATCATTCAAGTTACTTACAAGAATTAATTCTATTAATGAAATTACAGTAACACCAGAAGCAATAGATGCTTCGGCACTTGAAGATAAGCAGACAAGAAACATTGCAGGTAGAGATACAGTTACAGATACAGTTGCAGTAACAGTTAATAAGACAGACGCAACTATTGAAGAATGGAAAACTCTTATTACAGCATACAATGGATTAACAGGCGGTAAGAGAATGTGGTTTCAGGAGATTACTCCGGGCATAACAGACGCGGAGTTCTTTGTAGCACAACCACCATCAAAGTTACCAATCACAAGTAAGGAGCAAAACGGGCTTCTTACAATGGCTATTAATCTTATCATTGAGGATATGGTAGGAACAGACACAAAGGTGGAGCCAACATCGGGGGAATGATAAGCCAATCGACTAAATCAAAGGCTGTGTCGATTGGTGGCACAAACGCCAAAACAGCCGACTACGCATCATATCTTGATGATGTAACAGAATAACAATTGATTGAAAGGGCGGTCTACGGACTGCCCCTTTCCTATGTTAAAGCATAGGGGGAAAGGGAAAATATGATGAATATTAATGTAAACGGAAAAGAATACAAAGTTGAGTTCTCTTTTGGCGCAGCAGAGTGTAAAGAGATAGTGCAGAAAATGTTTTCTGTCGTTAATGGTTCTTACTTACTTGCACAGACAGATAAGAGTGTTGCACAGGCTTCCTTTGACGGATTAGCAAATATGACAGCAGATGTGCCAGAGATTTGCATTTTAGCCATTTATGCAGGTTGCATTGACAACAATCCTGTAACTATGGATGAAGCAAAGGAACTTACTAGAGCATATATTACGGAGAAGAGAAAGACAGATAAGAGTTACGGATATAGAACATTGTTTGAAGAAATCAAGAAAGCGATGGAAGATGATGGTTTTTTCGAGTTGAGCGGAATAACAGCGATGTTAGAGGAGATGGCGAACAATGTGGAAGAAGCAACACAGGAGCAGAAGAAGCCGACAGTAGTTCCACAGGATCACAAGAAAAAGCAGACTTCCACAAAATAATCTGGGAAGAATACTTTGTTTTAGCCAGTTCACTAGGCGTTAGTTATTCAGACTTCCTTAAAATGACACCTAAAAAGCTATGGGCGGTTGTAGAGGGCAAGAAACTTGAAAGACAACGAATGGATTCAGATATATGGCTTGCAATAGGTAGTTACATACTCCCGGCAATCAAGATAGGTGTTAGAAGTGGTGCTTGGGGTAAAGGCGAGCTTGAATACCCAGACAAGCCTATTTATAGAGATATTAACAAAAAAGAGAACAGCAAAGATGAAATACAAAGGAAGAGAGAAGAGTTTGTTTTGAATATGAAAATACGAAAAGCAAACTGGGATTTAACGCACCCTAAAAATGATAAGCCGGAGGTATAAAGCGTGGAATTAGACAGTTTAGAAGTCAAAATTACCGGTACTGCCACTAAAGCTATTAATTCTGTTGATAAACTGATAAATCAGCTTACAAGGCTGTCAACATCACTTGCAACTGTGAATGGCTCATCATTAAGTAGCCTTGCGAGTGGTGTTAATCAGTTAGGTTCTGCTATGCAGAATATGAACGCAGGAACAGCAGATTTTACAAGGCTTGCTAAGAACATCACAAAGATAGGTTCTGTTGATTCAGTTGCACTAACTAACACAGCTACATCACTTCAAGCTGTCACAAGGGCAGTTGCAAGCATATCAGCTATTCCGCAAAATGCAACACAGGTCACAGAATTTGCAAAGTCACTTGGTAAGCTAGGCAGTAAGAGTATAGAAAACGCCGTTGTAAACATTCCAAAGCTAGGTAATGCTTTAAATGGCTTAATGACAACGCTATCAAGAGCACCAACAGTAAGTCAAAATGTCATTCAAATGACTAACGCATTGGCTAATCTTGCTAGTCAAGGTAGCAAGGTGGGTACTTCTTCAAACTCACTTCAAAAGTCGTTGTATGGCGTTTCTACAAGTGCTAGGACGGCAACTAGAAGCAGTTGGAACTTAGCAAGTGCAATAGGTAAGTTTTATGCCACTTATTTTATGGTAATTCGTGGCAGTAAGAAACTTATAGAAGCTATCAAGTCAACAACAGATTACATTGAGGCGTTCAACTATCAAGCGGTTGCATTTGGCAAAATTGGTTCAGAGTGGGATAAAGATTACGAAAAGTACGGATATGATAACGCAACAGCATACGCGGAAAGTTTTAAAAGTAGAGTGAATGATACTCTTGGAAAACTATCTGGCTTAAAAGTTAATGTCCAAGGTGGTTTGCTTGAGGAAAGTGGAGCAAAGAACTTAGGACTTAACATACAAGAGATAACACAGTACGCTTCACAGTTAGCTTCTGTCACTAACTCACTAGGGCAGACAGGCGAAGCAACAACGGCAATAACAAAGTCAATGACAATGCTCGCAGGCGATATAAGCTCACTTTTTAACGTGGACTATTCAACAGTAGCACAGAACTTACAAAGCGGCTTAATCGGTCAATCAAGGGCATTGTATAAATATGGTATTGATATTACTAACGCTACATTAGCGACATATGCTTATAACTTAGGCATTTCCAAGTCGGTGTCTGAAATGACACAGATGGAAAAACAGCAGTTAAGAGTGTTGGCAATATTAGACCAAAGTAAAGTATCTTGGGGTGATTTAGCTAATAGACGGAAGAAAGTTAATAATATAGCTTATCTTCCAAGTGTTGCATAAGAATAGAAATATCTTATGGCAATCGGGCAAAATCGGTGAAGGCTAAAGTTTTCAACTATGCTAATACCGAGATAACTCAATAGATTACGAACAGGCTATTGAGTATCGTAACGAGTAGGAATTGAATAAATATAATATTCCCAAGAGTGTCCGACACTACTGCATATAGGGCAGTATGAGGTGGAAGTGGCTACCACCAAACCAAACATAATGATGTGGGTGATAATGTACTCTGAACTTATAGGAAACTATAAGAAGTATAGGATAAAGAGCCTATACGATAACAAATTTGACAATCAACTCCCCAAGTAATATGTTACGCCAGTTCTCTAACAATATGAAAGAGGTAGGAATGGTAGCAGGACAGCTATTTATCCCAATTCTTTCAAAGGTTATGCCAGTAGTAAACGGAGTAACTATTGCAATCAAAAGATTATTAGTTGGTCTCGCTTCTTTAATGGGCGTTAAGATTGACTTTGAGAGTTTTGGACAAAGTGGCTATAAAGACACATCAGACGGCTTAGAAGATATTTCAGATGGCTACCAAGATGTAGCTGATTCAGCTAAGAAAGCTACATTATCCCTTATGGGATTTGATGAAATAAATAAATTACAGGACGATACAAGCTCAAGCAAAGGCTCAAGCGGCGGTGGCGGTAGCACTATTGATTTGACAGATGATATTACTAAGGCGGCGGCTGATTATGAAGCGGCATGGAATAAAGCATTTGCCAATATGGAAAATTCCGCTGTTGCTTGGGCTGATAAGATAGAGAAAGCACTTGAACCTGTTAGGAAGATATTCAAAGATTTTGCAATTGGGGATTTCTATGCAGCAGGACAAGATACATCTAACCTTGTGGCAGGAATACTTAATTGGTTTGCAGATGCCATTGATAAAGTCCCTTGGTTTACAATCGGTCAAAAGATGGGTGATTTCCTTGCAGGAATTGATTGGACTAAGGTATTTAATGCAGCAGGAAAAGTTATTGTACAAGGTTTAAAAGGCGCTATTGAGTTATACTTAGGTATATTATCTAAAGCACCAATAGAAACACTACTTATATCGCTCGTAGCAATTCCTAAAGTGCTTAAGGCTATAGGTGCTTCAAGCGTAATAGCAAGCATTACTAAAACATATAATAAGCTAAACTCATTAAGCATAATGGCAGAAGATACAGCCAAGGCAATGAAAGCAGCGAAAAACGGCAGTGCGGCGGCAACCTCGGCATTAACATTTATGCATCCTAAAATTACCAAGGCAACATTGGACTTCCAAGATTTTAGGAAAATTGTTAAAGATAAAGGGACATTTACTGTATTCAATAACGGAATAACTAAAGTTAGAAATAATATGTCATTGTTCCAAAAAGCATTACTTGGCGGAGTATCAGCTTTTGGAGAATTTAAACTTATCGAGAGTGGTTTTACCGATATAGCTAAAGGAAGTGACAACCTTGTTGCTTCAATTGCTAAAATAGCAAGTGGTGCAGCTATCGGTGCAGCAGGATTATACACAGCTTTTGGACCGGCAGGCTTGGCTATGGCGGCAATAGTTGGTGTAACAGGTGCAATCAAAGGATTTATTAAAATCCAAGACGAAATTCCAGATTATTTATCTGGATATGGAGTTATTAGAGAAGAGGTTGGCAAAACCACAAGCGAAATACAACAATCAATTGCTTCAATAGAAGATTCATGGAAAAATAATACAACAGCTGATGAAATCGAAGCTCTTAAAACAAAATACTTTGAGCTAGCAAATCAAACAGGCTTAACAACTGAACAGCAGAAATTACTCAAGGATATTGCACAGGAATTAGTTGAAAAAGTACCGGAATTAAGCGGAGTTATTGACACAGAAACTGGTGCATACAAGGGAACTAGAGAAGAGATTGAAAAACTGATTAACAAAAAGCAAGAAGAGTACCGCTTGGAAGCGTTAAGGGAAGATTATATTCAATTGATTAAAGATGAGTATAAAGCTAAGAAGAATCTTAAAGCAATGGAAGATGCTCTTAATGATAGCAAAGAGAAGTTGAGACAGAAACAAGAGGAACTTAATGAGCTGACATATAACGGTGCTTTGCAGGTTGTCGAAATGACGCCAGACGAAGCTACAGCTTATGCAAGCGTAACAAGAGAAATTGAACAACTCAATGGAGAAGTTAAAGCCAATCAAGATAAGGTTAATGAAGCTAGGGGAACAGTTCAGCAAGCTACGGATGATATGCAGTTTTGTTGGAATGAATTAAAAAATACTGCTGTTGGAACTTCGCAAGAAACAAAAGAAGCTGTGACAAATGCGTATGAACAAGCTAAAAACGAAGTACAATCAAAACTTGGTATTATTGATTCTGACACAAGCAGTACTTTTTCAAAATTTGGAAACATAGGCGCAAATGCAGGCTCTGATTTAAGCAATAAATTTAGTAGCAACATCAGCGATATACCATACGCAGCGCAAAGGGCATACCAGAATATTATCGACAGGGTTAATGCCGGAGGAATAGGTGAAGAAACAGGAACGGAACTTATGAACGCATTAGCTGATACAATAGACAATAATTCCTGGAGAATCAAAAATAGTTTGTCAAGCAGTTTCGCTTCTAATTTTAGCGGAGATGTTTTTGATAATAGCGGAAATTTATCAAGTAGCGCTTTTCATATTAAAATAACTCCTAAATCATATGCAGTGGGTGGATTTCCAGATGGAGAAGACGGATTGTTCTATGCAAATCATAATGAGCTTGTCGGAAAATTCTCTAATGGTAAGACAGCAGTTGCAAACAACGAGCAGATAACAGATGGCATTAAGCAAGCTGTTATTGAGGGCATGTCGCAAGTGTTAAACACAGCAGGAAACAGTGGCGGAAATATAAATGTAAATGTAACGCTTGAGGGCGACGCAAAAAGGATGTTTACAGTTACAAGAGAAGAGGCAAAAAACTACGAAAGAAGAACAGGAAGACCAGCATTTAATTTTTAAGAGTGGCATTGTGCCACTCTTTTTCTATATAAGGAGTAAAAATGGAGTATAAACAGTCAACTCTCGCAGTCAATGGCAGTTATAATTTCCCTTGTCCAAGCTCTATGACTTGGGGAAAACAAGATATATCAGATAGTGATTCGGGAAGAGCGCAGTATACAGGTCTGATGTACAAAAATAAAATAGCTGAAAAAATAAAACTTAAACTATCATGGAAAGCACTTAATCAGGAAGATGCGCACAATGTGTTAGTGGCATTTAAAGATGAGTATTTTGATGTTACTTATTTTGATCCGTTAGAGGGAAGAAATACCACTAAAACATTCTACTGTGGCGATATGAGCGCACCTGTATATTCTTGGTATCAAGGTAGGAAAACATATAACGAAGTGTCATTTAATATTATAGAGAGGTAAATATATGCAGGCAGCAACAAATGAATTTAAAGAAAATATAAAAAATGGCTATCCTCTTTATGGAAGTTGCAAAATTACTTTAAATAATGGAACGATTTTAACACCTGAAAAAAGTGACTTCTTAATGGACAAGCAGGGATTTAGAGTTATTAGAAGCTGTAGCAGTGCAAGCAGTTTCGATATTGGTACAGTTTCGGCAGCAGAATTTGACCTAAAGCTTATTAATTATGATGGACATTTGGATAACTATGATTTTGAAGGGGCAAAAATCGAGAAAGTAAATGTTAATATGATTAAGCCAGATGGCACGGTTGAAAGCATTCCTAAAGGAATATTCTATATTGAAACGCAGGATTTTAACGGCGGAATAGTAACCCTTACAGCCTATGATAGATTGGCAGATATGGACAAACCATATACCGGAGATAAAAGCGGTACAGCACAAGCGTTGGTTACAGCACTTGCAACTAAATACTCGCTTGTGCTTAAAAATAATTTTAATAATTATGATTTAGAGGTTAGTTTGCCTAGCAACAATACTATGGAATACACAGACAGGGAAATACTTGGCTATTTGGCACAAATAACCTGCAACTATGCATATATTGATGTTAATGGTTACTTGGTTCTTGCATGGTATGGAGATACAGAACAGTACGCATTTGTCGATGCTGGAAAATTCAAAAGTCCTAGCAAAGATATAATTAGTGCTGGCGATGTGAAAGATATGGCAACAAGAGATATTATTAGTGCTGGTTTATTTAATGAAATCAACAATCTACACCTTATAGATACAGTGTTTAGCACGAGCAGTGTTGGCATTTCAGATGTTCTTATTACCGGAATCACTGTGACAGATAATGAAAATAACGAATACAATGCCGGTAGCAAAGGATATGTCCTTAAGATTGAAAACAATCCATTTGTCAATACAAATAATGGGCAAAACATAGCAGACAGGATATGGAATGTTGCACAATTGACAAGATTTCGACCTATGAGAGTAAGTATACTACCTAATCCTTTGCTAGATATTGGGGATTGTATATATGTTAAAATCAAAGACAATTACTACGAAACTGTAGTAACCAATATTGATTTTGCAATAGGAAGCTATACAGAATTAAACATTGATGCAGAATCACCAAGTAAAAATGCCAGCTATACAAGTCAAATAAGTGCGGCGGTAAAAAAAGCAATAAATCAATCTGCTAATCAAACAAGTGCTTTGTCAAGCCAATTTGCTAATTTGATTACACAGTCATTGGGAATGTATGAAATTCACGACACACAAGCAGATGGTAGCGTGATAACATATCTTACCAGCAAACCAACATTGGCGGAAAGTATTGGTGGAACAGTATGGCGTATGGCATTAAATATATTTACAGTTACAAATAACTATCAAGGCGAAGCTACAGTGTGGGAAAGCGGATTTGACAGTCAAGGGAACTTGAAAGCAAATGTATTAGAAGTTATTGGAATCAGTTTTGACTGGGCAAAAGGTGGCAAATTGCAACTTGGAAATAAAAATAATGCAGATGGAGAAATGAAAGTATACGACGCTAATGGAAAACTGATAGGAAGTTGGAACAATAATGGCGTATATCTGTATGGAAATCTGATGACAACCAAACTAGCAGAAGGTGAAATTGTCGTTAAAGGAACCGATGATACACAAAAGCTATCTCATTCAATTATACAAGGTCATATAATTCAAGTTGAAACATTTGATTCAAATCAGCGTACCCAAATTGGTACAAGCGGTTTATACACAACAGGATTTGTTAGTGCAGGAAATAGCAAAAACTTGGCTAAAACTGATGATGCAATACATGCACAATCTGGCAGAATACGAACGGAAAATGGAGATATATGTACCAGAAATGGAGATATATATACCGACAATGGCAGAATTATAGTAAATGGGAATGATGTAGTTACTAGCGGTTATGGCAAAATAAAATTAACTCCAGTAGGTACTTCATCAGGTTATACTGGTGTGCAAGTATATCTAGATGATGTGGCATTGGGGATATTACATTTTAGTTAGGAGGTGGTTTAAAATGCCGATATCAACAGAAAACAAGCGTATGCAACAGCTTACAGGCAGATTTGCAGACCTTAATACAAGTAATATGTTAGTAGGAGAATTTGCCGTTCCAAACGACCATAATCCAGTCGTCAAAATGGACAACGGCAAAATAAGGGAAATTCCTCTGCTTTCCGACATGGATTCATATGAAAATAAAATACAAGAAGTTAATGGCGCAATAGTCAAGCTTAATAATGAGTACGAATCTACTAAAAACCAGCTTGTTGCAGCAACTAAAGCAAATGCTGATAGTGCTGCAAAAAGCGCAGCCGCAGCAGCATCATCAGCCAGCAGTGCCAGTACCTACAAAGACAATGCTAAAACATATATGGACAATGCAAATGCATACGCTAAAGAAGCTAAGACGGCAGCATCTTCCATAACAGGAGCATTAAAGCCAAAGGGGACTGTTACATTTGCTAATTTACCAACGCTAAGCACCGTGGAAGCTGGAGCAATGTACAATATAAGCACAGCTTTTACTTCAAATGCCAATTTTAAAGATGGCGGAAATATTACATATCCGGCAGGAACTAATGTGTATAAGACAGAAGATGGCATGTGGGATTGCTTGGCTGGCGAATTGGGCGATTATCTCATGAAGGATGACATTGATACGGCAGTAGAAGAGTCTATGCCAGATTACACGGCAAGTACGCAGTTAACAGAATTGGTTTCAGGAGAAAAATTAAGCACGGCGTTAGGAAAGATAAAGACAGCTGTCAAGAATGTAATATCTTTGGTTAAGTTGCTTGGAACAACAGACATTAGCAAAATTGGCAATGGAACTGTCACTGGGGCGATAAGTTCACTAAACTCCAATATATCTGAGTTGGTAAAAATAAAGATGTATAATACTCAAACCAATAATATTTATGAATATTTTGATGCTATTGAGGGCTACTCGCCAATAGCAGTAATATATGGACACCCCTCTGATAATCTTCATTGTACTGGTTTTAATAAAACAAATTGGATGGATGCCTCAACGGGACAATATGTTGCGTGGTTTTCGGATAAAATCGGTGAGGGTTCAAAGTATATAGTTATTTATATTAAAATTAATTAGCCAAAATCCACCCAACTACTCCATTGACCATTTTTATAATAACGAGTTTTGTTATTTCCATGATATAAGCTAATCCATATTTGCCTAATAACAGTACCAGTGAAAACAAATAAATATCCATTATCTGTATTATGCGGTGCATTAGACTGATTTTGAGTTCCGCTTGAAGAATACACGCCTTCTACTGAGCATAAGTTGAAATTGTAATCAGAAGGCATATTTCTTATTGGTAATAAATAATAAGATTTTAAATTGGAGTTTAGTTGCAGAATGAGAATAAGACGCAAGGCATTGACAAAAATTACAGAAGAAGAGGTAAGGTATTTTCTTGTCGAACATGGCGAACTACAAGAAGCAATTCGTAAGGTTGGTAGTGCCGCATAACATTAACAATATAATATTTACAAAGCACCTTAGTGGAAACACTGGGGTGCTTTTTTGATACACATTTTTCTAAATTTAGGAGGTAAATTTATGAGTAAATTATTCGGAATTGACACATCAAGGTGGCAGGGAGACTTTGATTTCAAAGGCGCAAAGGAAAATGAGGGTGTAGATTTTGCCATTATCAAGGCAGGCGGTGCTGATGATGGCTTATACAAAGATAGAGAGTTTGAGAACAGTTATAACAAGTTGGAAAGTGCAGGAATCCACAAAGGAGCCTATTTCTTTGGTAACGCATTAAGTGCTGATGAAGCTGTAAATGAAGCTAGATATTTTGCACAGCTTTTAGCAGGTAAATCATTCTGCTATCCAGTATTCTATGATGTTGAAGCAAGCATGGTTACCGGCAACGACCTTACAGACATTATTATGGCATTCCTTGATGAAATGAGAAATGCAGGATATAAGAATGTCGGCTTATACTCATATGAGAACTGCATTAACAATTATGTAGACATTTCAAGAGTAAAAGAAGCTGGTTATGCTGTGTGGGTTGCAAGGTATTCAGATACAGAACCTAGAATTGCCATTGATTATGATATGTGGCAATTCGGTGGAAGTGTTAATTATCTTAGAGACACACAGATTAACGGACAGACAGTAGACCAGAACTATTGCTACACTGATTATTGCACAGACCATGTAGTTGAAGACATTACAGTGCCAGACTATGAGCCAGTACCAGACACTAAATACCATAAGGGCGATACAGTTAAGGTTATTAACGCTATTCAGTACGATAATGGCGAGCCATTCAGCACTTACTATGATGAGTACAGTGTCTTGTCAGCTGGTGGCAGAAGAGTTGTTATCGGTGTTGACGGCGTAACTACTGCTGCTATTGATGAGGATAACATCAGCCTTGTCAAGTGTATTTATGACAATGAAAATGATATTAACACAGACACAATAAGTCGTGGTGACGGCAAGAAAGTCAGAGTACTTGATAACATTGATTATGACGGCATGAGATTTGCGACATATTATGATGAATATGATGTGATTGAAGAGAGTGGAGACAGAATTGTTATAGGTATCGGCACAACAATTACAGCCGCTGTCAATATTGCTAATCTTGAATTTGTCGGCGGTGCAAGTTCTGATGATGCGCCTACAGATATCCCATTCAGTGAAGATATTGAAGAGGGTAGTACTGTAAGATTTGTCGGCGATACTGATTATGATGGCACACCTATTAAGGCTTGGTTTGATGAGTATGCAGTATCAGAAAAAAATGGAGACAGGGTTGTGCTTGTACATGGCGGAGAATTATTCGCAGCGGTCAATGTAGCTGATTGCGAATTAGTCTAACCTTAATAAAAATACCGGGAGTGCAATGCTCCCGGTAATATTTTAATGAATGTCATACATTTCTGATATAACAACAGGAACAGTCGCTCTTGAGCCTAATACAGTAGTGTATGAATATGTCTTATCAGTTCCTTTACAATAAAATGTAACATTATCATTAACTATAATCCTATCAAGGTCGGTATTTAACTTAACAACAACCAATATATTGTTACCTGTTGAAAGGTTGTTCTCATATACTGAACACAATATAACAGAATAACACTCAGGACCACCCTTAACAAGAAAAGAAGAGCCATCTTCTACAAGTTGAATAACATGGGTTTCAAGTGCAAAATCTTTATCAATATAATTTTGTGGCTTTCTTGTTAAATCGGAAGCAGTAGCTTTATCAGAGTACATCATTCTATCTTCTTTAAAAGCAACATCTTTAAAAAGAGCTTTTTTATTTATTCCAGAACCAGAAGTTTTCTTTTCGGTTTGAGTTTCGGTTTGCGTTTCTGTTGCGGTACTCTCGATATTATCAGAAGCACTATTCTGACATGCTACAAGGCTCAATAAGCACATAACAAGCATAACGCTTACAATTTTTTTCATAGGCAAACTCCTTTATTTTCTTTCTTTTAACATTTTCTTAAATGATTCTCGGCGTTCTTTTACATTTTCAAGCCATTTAGATTGAGAATCTGACGATACTAGCTTATTATCTGAAAGTGAAAGTGATATTTCAACGCTTGAAAAAGCGGCAGAAAGTGTTTTATCATCAGCTTGTTTTTCTGCCAAATTTGTTAAATTTTCCATTTTAGTGCTTGCTTCTTTTGCACTTAAAGTTCCATTTTCAAAATCATCAATAATCTGAATTGCACTACTTATCATTTCTCTATCGTTCTTAGAGTATTTATATCCATTAAACACTCCTAGATGAGCAAGCAGTGTTGCAACAATGATAACAAGAAAAATCATTGCAATAACTATACTTGACTTACTTATTTTTTGTTTCTCTTTCATAAGCAAATCCTCCTTAAATTTAATTTTACTAATCATATCACAATATGCATAATTTGTCGAATGTTGTCGAAACTTGCGATATCTTTAAGTTGATTTTTACATTATCAGTATTTATAATAATAATTGTCCGAGAGAGTTCGGGCGAAATCTTCAAGTTTCGGCTAGACAGTGCCGTTTGATTGGCGTTGGCGGTACTGTCGCTGAAAACTGTTAATCTACTGGGGGTAGGTTGACATGTAAGAACAAATGTTCTATAATAACACTATCGCTACCAGTGTTATATTGTGCAATAAGGGGGATATATGGAGAATGAGGAATATAAACAGAAGATAATTGAACTAATCAATAATTGTAATAATAATCATTGGCTAAAAACAATATACAGCTACATTAAAACACTTTTAAGGTAAAAGAAAAAGACCGAGATTTTTTCTCGGTCTTTGCTTATTCTCGGCTTAACAAATTTACTATCTCTCATTTATCAAGTCAATCAGTTTTTCCAAACTTTCCCAATCTTCTTTATTTAGCTTAGACAACGCAGATACAAGCCTATGTCTGAAATTGTCTTCACCGCTTCTTTGAATATCTCCAAGCATTTCAGCAATCTGTTCATCTTTGGATTTCTCTATAAACATTTCGCCATCGCCTGTCCGTAACCAATCTTCATTAACGGAAAATTCCCTACATATCAGTTTTATAGTCTGTTCTGACGGATAATTTTCTCCGCTTTCCATTTTACAAACAGCAGAACGGGATACAGATAGTTTTTGAGCAAAATCAGTTTGACTTATATTCAAGCTATTTCTGATTTTTTTAATTCTCTCATTCATAAGTAGTTCCTCCTTTCTTGAAAAGTATAATAACATAAAATGTACATTAAGTCAACAAAAAGCATTGACAATGTATATTTAATGTGCTATTGTATGTACATCAAATGAACAGAAAGGAGATGAAAAAATGACAGGACCTTTTTCTATAAGCGGAGATGATGAGGAACGGACACTAAGAGATTATGTTGAATGGTTTGCACTTGGACTTGCCTACAATGCGGTAAATGGTGAGAAAAACGAAGCATTACAAAGTGAATGTAAAATACTCGATTCTCTCACCAACGCATTGAACGCTATAAAGCTTTAACGAAAAGGATTAGATATAACTTCTACCTTAGTTGGTTTGTTATCAATAGTAGACATAAATTCATCATAGTATTTGCGGTACTCAATTTTGAATTGTTCAACACTGTCTTGATAACCCAACAACTTAGCAATAGCGTATCGGTCAGCAAGTTGCTTGCTATCCATATTTTTCACCTCTTTTCCTATTTAGAATAAGAGGATTATATCACAGAAAGGAAGTGAATTGAATGAGTGAAAAGGAAAAAGAAGTAGTTGAGAAGTTAAAAGAAGCAATTCCTAAGATGTCAGATTTTGACAAGGGTTATATTCTTGGCAAGGTCGAGAATATGGCAGAAAAAAGTGATAAGGAATGTAACAATGACAGAAAGGAGTAAGAATGGCAGAAGTCACAAGAAAAGCTATCCAAAATGAAATGACAAAAACGATAGAGGGAAGTTGCTTCTATGAAAGGCTTCACTGCAACGGACAAGATATAAGCGAATTGATTGCTGACACGAAAGCATTAATTGCCCAACATAACTTATCCGTTTTAGAAGCCAAAGGGTTTTTAGATTATATGAAGATTATTCTTGACAATTCTTCATATCTTCAAATTCAGAAATAGCCTTAATACAACATTCTTCAAAAGATGTATTGTCAGGTATTTCTTTAGCAGTCTTGAGTATAGATAATGCTTTGTCAGAGTAAGGATATTCAAGACCACAGTTAGGACAAATAATCTTGTCGGCAGATACACTTTCATTAACAGTATATCTATTGTGGCAAGTACAAGTTATTTGGAATTTTAGAAACATATTTTTCACCTCTTTTCCTATTTAGAATAAGAGAATTATAGCACAAAGTACAAACAGATTAGAATTTTTGATATTGATGCAATAGAAAAGTGATGGTAGCGGTAAATAGTTACAAATCTCTTATAATGTAGTATTCATTGGTTCTTCAAAACAGGAGTGGTGTCCTGTTTGCATCGAGTGTGAATTACCTACCGATTGGCAGTTTTGTCTTTAGCATATTTATTTAATTCTATTGATATAGAAATAAGAGCGTACAGGGTGCAGAAGTCTAAACCACAGAAGTATGAGCCGACCACTGATATACACAATGCTATGACAGTATCCATACAATCTCCTTTCGGAAAGTGTCTACCATCACCTTTCTATTGTATCAATAAATATAAAGTTCTTCAAGTTACAGCAGATAGGAATGAGCAGAATCGCTCAAATGCACCTTAAAAGGTCAAAATATATCACACATTATTTAGAAAGGAATGTTTATGGAGCTACAGATTTTTAGCAATTCAGAGTTTGGAGAAATAAAAGAAATCGAGAAAAGAAACAAGGATAAATATACAGGTTTCTTTTATATTTTGGAATACGGCAAATTTGTAAAGATTGGAAGTACAAAAAATCCATATCAAAGGTTAATGGCATTAAAGAGAAATGCTGTTAATTATGGGGAATGGGAAATAGGGAAAGTTGCTATAAGTATTCCACATACGAATTATGTCGAAAACGAAAAGAAATTGCATGAACACTTTAAAAGCAAAAGGAAGCAGGGAAGTGAGCTGTTTGATTGCAGATTTGATGATGTGCTGAATAGCGTCAAAGCTGTTGTTGCATACAAAGATGATTCAGAAAAAATGGAATTAAAGGCAGAAGCATTTTTTCAAGGATTGAAGAATTTTGTTACAGGAGGTGCAAACCTATGAACGACTTACAGATATTTAATAACAAGGAATTCGGTAATGTCAGAGCAGTGGTTGTGAATGATTTGCCGTGGTTTGTTGGAAAAGATGTTTGTGAAGCGTTTGGAGACACGAACTACAGAAGAAGTCTTTCAAACATTGATGAATCTGACAAGGGTGTGTCACAAATTGATACCCCAGGCGGAAAGCAGAATATGGTGGTTATCAATGAAAGCGGTTTATATTCTCTACTTTTTCAAATGCAGCCACAAAAAGCAAAGGGTGTGTCACAAAATGACGCCCTTATAAATGAAAGAATAGAGAAATTACACAGATTTAAACACTGGGTTACATCAGAAGTTCTTCCGTCAATCAGAAAGACAGGAAGTTACAGTAAGCCTTTGACAACATCTGAACAGATTAGATTATTGGCACAGGGCAACACAGAACTTACAGAGAGAGTTGATAAGGTTGAAGATAAGATAACCAGTATCGAAGAAGAAACTCCGCTTTACGGCTGTGAGATTGAAGAAGTGCAGAAACATGTTAGAAAGAAAGGAATTGAAGTACTTGGCGGGAAGGACAGCAATGCGTACAAAGACGGTGGTATTCGCGGTTCAGTATATTCTGATATATACAAGCAGTTAAAACGCGAATTCGGGTGCGTGGCGACATACAAGAGTATTAAAAGAAAATACTTGGCTGATGTACACGAATTCATCGACACCTATTTGTTGCCAATAGCACTTGCCGAAGTGGTACATGATACAAACATGTAGGAGAAGATATGAAAGAAAAGATAATTAACATATCCGCAACACTGGCAGGAATCAGCCTTATAGCGTTGATTCTAAGACCGGTACAACCGCAAGCTAAGATTAATCAGCAGAGTGCAGTGTTAAGTGAATGCTATAACTCGCATGTTGATTATAAGGTTGAAACTGGAGAGATAAGTGTTGATGAATATGAGTTGTCGCTTATGGCACATTTACTGATGGGCGAATGCGGAGCGACATGCAACGATGATGAAATGCTATATCTTGCAGGAGCCGTTGTTTTGAACCGAGTACAAAGTGAGTATTTTCCTAACAGCATTGAAGAAGTTATCTATCAGTCAGGGCAATACCAATGCACAGAACTTAAAAACAGCGGATTCTATAAAGAACCGACAGAAAGGTGTTGGAGAATAGCAGAAGAATTATTAATAAGCGGATATGACATACCTAGCAATGTGTTGTATCAAGCTGAATTTAAACAAGGTAGCGGTGTTTATAAGAAAGTGCAGAATATGTACTTTTGCTACAAGTGAGGAGTGTTTATGGAAGCAAGGATAAGAGAAGAAATGTTCAACTTAGGTATTCTCTCCAATAAAAAAGGTTACATCTACATAATTGAAGCTGTTAAACGGTTCAATTCTTCTATAACAATGGAAGAAATTTACAATAGCATTGCCAGTACAGTAGGCAAGTCAAGATGTGCTGTTGAAAGGTCAATTAGAACAGCAATTAAATCAGCTAACCATGATTTATCAGTATGGAAGAATTATGACTGTCTCACAGCAAGAGGGGTTATAACAACGATGTATTACAGATGTAAGGAGAATGCCAATGAGTAGCATAAAAAGAATTATTAAGCTGAACAGAAACAGACAAAGAGCTATAAAGGAAAAGGATTTTAGAAAATTCTATACTTTCAGCTGCAAAATCCATCTGATTGAAAGAATGGATAAAGTACCAATAGGAAGTTACATATTAAAGTAAGGAGAGAAAAATGGAAAATGCAATTAATAACAATAATATCACATTAGCAGGAGTAGTTGAGAAAGAGCCAGAGTACTCACATGAAGTACTTGGTGAGGGGTTTTATGTGTTCATGCTCAAGTGTTCAAGAACAAGTGGCAACAAAGACACATTACCAGTAATGATATCGGACAGACTTGTTGATATCAGAGAAATCAAAGTAGGACAGGTTGTCACAGTTTCAGGGCAGATAAGAAGTTTTAACAGACACATTGATGATGTGAAGAGCAAGCTGATTTTATCGGTATTTGCAAGAGAACTTGAACTGGCACAGGACGTAACTGAACTACCGTTTGAGGAAAATATTAATACAGTTATACTTGATGGTTTCGTATGCAAACCACCTATATACAGATGTACTCCAAAGGGCAGAGAGATTGCAGATATCTTGGTGGCAGTAAACAGACCGTATGGTAAGTCAGATTATATTCCATGTATTGCATGGGGAAGAAATGCAAGATTTGCGGGTGGACTTGAAGTTGGAGAACACATTCAGATCCAGGGAAGATTTCAGAGCCGCGAATATTCTAAGAAGATAAGTGACAATGAGATTGAGACAAGGGTTGCTTATGAAGTATCAGTAAGCAGGATTGATTACGCAGAGGAGGGCGAAGCTAATGCATAGTGATATTACGGTTAGAGAGTTAGCAAGCATGGCTATTGATGAAGATGTGGTATGCCAGATATGGACACCGTTGCATGGAACAGTTTTTAACGGTTCATTTGAAGAAGCTAAGTATTCAGCCTATGCGGATAGGGAAATTGATAACTTCCAAGTTGAAGATGGCGTATTTGTTATGAATATATAATAAGGAAAGGATATGTTTATGGAAAGAGCAGTTTTAAAAAAGGTAATACTTGAAAACTTTATGTGCTATGCACACGCAGATTTTGATTTTTATGCCATTACAAAGATTATGGCTAAGAATGGCAAGGGCAAGTCAACTATTGCAACCGCTTATATGTGGTGCTTGTTCAACTGTGATTATGAATTAAAGGATAATCCGGTTGTCAGACGAGAAGTTGACGGAAAGTCTGTTGATGATATGGATACAAGTGTTGAACTTACACTTGATGTTGACGGAAAAGAAATCACTATGAAGAAAGTACAGAAGCGTACTTACAACAAAGATGGCAGCAGTTATAAGGATGATAACAAGTATTTCATCAATGATGTTCCTAAGACTTTAAAGGATTTCAACGCATACCTTGATGTTGATATGAATGTATTTAAGATGTGCAGTAATGTGAACGCATTTCTTAATCAGAAACCGGCAGAAATGAGAGAATACCTATTCAGCCTTGTAGGAGATGTTACAGACCTTGATATAGCTTCACAGAAAGCCGAATTAGCCGAGTTAGTTCCTTTACTTAATAAATATACAGTTGAAGAATTATCCGCTATGAATAAGGCTACCAAGACCAAAATCACAAAGGACTTGCCTATTCTTGACGGACAGATTAAGGAAAAGGAAAGAGATATACAGCTTAAACAGGCTGTTGAAGTATCTGACCTTGAATTGCAGAAGAACAGCCTTAAAGTACAGATTGCTGATTGCGTGGCAAAGCAGACAGATAATGAAAAGCTGATGGCTGAATATGACAAGGCTAGTTCAGATATTCTTGATTTGAAGTTTAAGCAGGGAGACTTATCACGCAAGGCTAACGAGGACAATATCAAGGCTAGGCGAGAAATTGAAAGTAAGATTTCTGATAAGCAGTTTCTTGTTAGGCAGACAGAAAAGACTATCAGTGAGACAGAACGCTGCATTGAATTGTCGAAGCAGACTATTGAGAGTATAACTGGGTATCTCGATGCGGAACGTAAGAAGTGGACGGAGGAGAACAACCGTCAGTTTGATGAGAACAGCCTTATCTGCCCTTACTGCGGCAATGAATACAGCGAGGATAAAAAAGAGCAGTTAAGAGCCGACTTTAAGAAGCACAAAGCTGACACACTAAAGGCTATCACCGATAACGGAAATCTTTACGCAGACAGATTGAACAAGGAGAAGAAAACACTTGCAGACTTCGAAGCAGAGTTGCCAGAGCACAAGGAAAGCCTTGGTATGCTGAATACGGCTATTGAAGTCCTTACAGAGCAGTTATCGGAGTTGCCACAGGAAATTGATGTGACGGCTACAGAAGAATACAAGGCACTTGAACAGCAGATTGCCGAAAAGGAACAGGCTATGCACAAGGCTAATGATATTTCGGCGATTAAGGCAGAATTAAAAGCACAGGAAACAGCTTTAAGGCAGCAGTTAGCAGAATGTGAAGCCGAGATTGCAAAGTCTGATACGGCAGCAGACGAACAGCGACTTGAAGAATTAAAGCAGACAAGGATTGATAGCGAACAAAATAAAACTAATGCCGAGAAAATCCTTGATTTACTTGATGAACTGGATAAGGCAAAGAATGAAGCCTTGACAGAAGCCGTAAACAGTCATTTTGGGTTAGTTAAGTGGCAGTTATTTGAATATGCCAAGAACGGTAATTACAAGAGTTGTTGCATACCCACTGTTGACGGAAAGAGCATTTTAACAACTATGTCTAACAAGGGTAACAGGATTTTAGGCAGAGTTGACATTTGCAGTTCAATTCAGAAGATTAGCGGCATATCGGTGCCTATTGTTTTAGATGATTCTGAAAGCCTTAGTACGGACAATCAGAAAAAAGTTGCTGAAATGGTAGATAGCCAGTTGATTATGCTGATTGTGAATGACAGTGAGAAATTAGAGATTGTGGAGGGATAAGCACTATGAATGATAGATATGTTGTAGAGCGTGAATTTGAACACGCAGGATACAAATGTGTTGTCATATTTGGAAGTATCGGGCACAGATGCGGTTATGTCGGCATTCCAAAGAATCATCCATTATATGGAAAGGATTACAGCGATTACCTTGAAATCAAGAAAGCTGATGTCGGAGACAGAGAGGTAAGCGGGATTCTTCCTTTGCTTGGTGCTTGGCTAGACGAAGATGAAAGAATCCGCATTGAAGCATATTTTCAGTGTCACGGTGGCATTACATATGCAGGCGGTGGAGAGCATTCAAGCTATCCAATCGAGAGTGATTTGTGGTGGTTCGGATTTGATTGCGGACACGCAGGAGATAAGTCGGATTTGGATTATGCGATGCAGAAGTTTCCGAGCCATAGAAAAGAGTATCAACTACAGAAAATAGTAGAAAGCAAATATCCGATTGATGATGTTATCCGCACCGAAGAATATGTTGCGGATGAGTGCAAGAAGTTGGCAGAACAGTTAAAAGAGTTTGAAGAAAGTGAGAATAATATGACAAAATTAAGAGTTTGGCATAATTGCCAAGTAGGAGCGGTTAAAAACTTTTATGTCGAAGTTGAAAGCATTGAACAGGCTTGGAAAATTCTTAATACATTATGGAATTATGATTTACTTCAGTATGAAAACAACATAAAACCAGATTACTGTAATGCTTCTGGACTTGAATATTTTGATGAAGAAGAACAGGAATGGTGCGAGTGGTACGACGATGACGGATTGGATATAAAAGAACATTTTGAAGAAAGCGAGGAATAATTATGGCAGAGAATACAGCAGTTGCGGAAAAGAAAGAAGCTGAAAGCAGAGAACTTGTAGCAAAAGATTTTACAGAGGGAATGGTTGTTAAAATCAAGCAGAAAGAGAAATTCGGTTTAACATTCCCAAAGGATTACAATTACACGAATGAATTTATGTCAGCAATGCTGATTTTACAGGACACAGTAGATATGAATAAGAAGCCTGTATTGCAGAGCTGCACAAGGGCGAGTATTGAAAACGCACTTGTTGAAATGGTTACGAACGGACTTTCAATGCAGAAGAAACAGTGCTACCCGGTTGCTTATGGCGGCAAGCTACAGTGCCAGAAGTCAGTGTATGGGAACACTTGCATTGCTAGGAGATATGGACTTAAAGACATAACAGCAGAGGTTATT